TGAAAATGTTGGAGAAGAACCAGTTGCTTTTAGATATTTCAGAGTTAATTTTGCTGAAACATTAGAAGCAGGAGATAGAGTTGTTCTTACAGCAGGTTCATCAGAAGAAGCAGCATACTATGTAGCATTAGCAGACGCAAAAGTTGGTCTACAAGTTACATTAGCAGGTGCAACTGATGGAGAATAATTTAATAAGGTATTAAGTAAATAATTTAATATAGAACTTAATATAGTGGGTGGTTTACTGATGTAACAAGTCTGTAATCTACCTCACAGATACTATTATTTAGTAATTCACCCACAAACTTATTTATGAAGATATTTATAGGGGGTAGAATATGGCAGATAATGAAAATGTTAATAAAGAAGAATTAGACCCAATATTTGAGGATAAAGATTTAATGAAACCCCGTTCATACCCTCGTATGAAAAAGAAAATGAAGAAAATTGTTATGTATATAGAAAATCAATTAGGTGGACAGGTATTAGATTTAGAATTAAAACCAGAAGATATAAAACAAATAGTTGACCAAGCCTTTGAAGAACTTGTGCATTATATGACTGATACATATACAGTAACAGTTCCTTATGCAAACTGCATTGATTTAAAGAAATATAATATAGATAATGTAGAAAGTGTCATGAGAGGGCAAGATAGTATCTTGACGGGTATTCCATTTCAAATGCCTGCTATGGACTTAATGAATATAACAGGTGTATATAATTTGGAAAACTATACAAATGCAATGTTAATTAAGAGAAATCTTAATACACTTGCAACAGATATGGAATTTGTTTGGGATAAACCAAATAGAAAACTATATTTATATGCTAACCCAAATATACCTACTTTTGTAACTATAAATTTTAAACCAGAATATTATAGTGTAGAAGATATTAGAGAAGATTTTTGGGAAACACAATTAAGAAAATTAGCATTAGGTATGTGTAAAATTATATTAGGAAGAATTAGAAGTAAATATAAATCTAATTCTGCTAAATTCCAATTAGATGGATATACATTACTTGCAGAAGGTAATGCAGAGGTAGCAGCAATTAGACAATTCCTAGATGATAATAAAGATATATTTACAGTATTAAATTAAAAGGAAGGAGATAGAATTAAATGTCAAAAATGAGTTTAACAGAAGCAACAATGTTGGCTTTACAAGGAAAGTTAGTAGAAGAAAAAGCAACTACTAAAAAACCTACAAAAAGACTTAAAAAAGAAAACATTGATATAAATGTTGATGATAAAACTAATGTATCTGTTATGAATAATGAAACAATAGTAGATACAGAGGAAGCAACAATAATTGTTGATAAAAAAGAAAACGAATTTGTACCAGAAACTTCTGATGGTATTGTAGATGATACAACACTACCTATGGAAGCACCTGTTGATACAGTTGAGGTTCCAGTTGAAGGTGATGAAACTATAATTCCAGAAGAAGTTATAGATGAACCAATAGTAGAACCAAGTGAAGAAAATGCTATTGATGATGATGTTGATTTACCAGTAGTAGATGATGAAGAAAAAGAAGAAAGTAAGAAAATAGAAGCAAAAGAAAGAACTACAAAAGATGTATATGTAGTTCAAGGAAACTATGGTCAAGGTTGGGAAGATGTCTTTGAAAGTGAAGATAGAAAAGACGCCAAAGATAGACTAAAAGAATATAATGAAAATGAAAAAGAATATGCACATAAACTAATCACACGTAGAGTTAAAAAAGAAAGTAAATCTACTTGTGAAGAATGTGGTAAAGAAGTTTGTGAGTGTGACAAAAAAGTAGAAAATAAAAAATTACAAGAAAAATTAGGATATGAACCTGGTATCTGTCCTGACTGTGGTAGTGATGATTTAAGTTATGAAAAACCTATTTCATATACAGATAGTATTGAATATCCTTTCCATTGTAATAATTGTGGAAAAGATGGAGCAGAAAGATATAATCTTGATTTTGTTGAAAGTGAAACTAACGAACTTGAAGAAAGTAAGAAAATTACAAAAAGAGAGTTTAAATTTGAAAGCAAAAAACCACAAGATGTTATAGCAGATGATATATATGACTGTGCTGATACTATTGCAAAAGAAATAGAAAAAATAGGTTGTATGAATTTTCAAGATATACAAGATAGAGTATTAGAGATTTTAGATTTATCATTTGATGATAATGAGGACAATGATAATGATATATATGATATATTTACAGACGTATATCAAACATTAAATTATCTTGGAATTGCAAATAACTGGGGAGACGGTGATTTCTATACAGAAGAATATGCAGAAAAACACCCAGAAATAAAAGAAGAAAGTAAAGAAATTAAACAAGAAAATGTAAATGTAGAAATATCAGATGATGGTAAAGAAATAGAGGTAACAACAGATGATGGTGAGGAAGTTGAAGTAAAAAATGAAACACCAGATGATGTTGAAGAAATTGAAATAGAAGATGAAACAACAGATGATAGTGAAGAAGTTGAAATAGAAGATGAATTAGATGAAAGTAAAAAACTAAATGAAGATTATTCAGCAGCACCATTTAGAGATTTAATGTATGACTGTATGAGAGATGATATAGAACCTGGTGATGTTATGGCTGACCGTATGTTGAGTGCTTGGTCAGATGATGACTGTAAATGGTATTGTGAAACTTATGAATTAGTAACACCATATAAAGACTTTTCAGATGAAAATGAATATTACAAAGATGTATATGGAAACATAAGAGATATATCTGGACAAGTTGTTGGTGAAGATGATGAAGATTTAGAGGAAGCAAAACATAGAAAAGTTGAAAGTATCAAAATGATAGAAGCAAGAAATAAAAAGAAATTTGAAACAGTTAAAAGAAACATAGTTAAACCAAATACTAAAAAAGTAGAAAATAAAGTTACTACAAAATCTATAAAAGGTGTTAATGAAGCCTTAACAAAAATACTTAAAGTAGAAAAAGTAGAAAATGCAAAAATTGAAGAAGTAAATGGTAAAATATTATTGAAAGCAAAAGTATTAAATGAAAACAAAGTTAAAGGTATTTGTTTTGAAATGAAAGAAATTGCAAATACAGATAAATTTACAAGATATTCATTACAAGAAATCAAGAGTTTAAAAATAGAAAACAAATTAAATGAAACAAAATACACAATGTTAGTTAATAAAAAAGATAATATGTTAGAGTGTAGATATATTATCAAAAAATAGGAAAGGAGAATGTTTAAAATGGCATTTATAGATATTCATACAAATAATTTATCAAGACAATTAAGAAATGCTGGAACAGTATTAGATAACTGGGTATATGTTCCAGGAACAGCCATTACAGGAGACTGGAAAAAACCTTATGCTTTTCAAAGTTTAGAAGACTTCCAAAAAGTATGTGGTACTAGAAGCCCAGAAGGTTCTATAACTTATGAATATGTTGCTGGTCTTTTAGCAGCAGGTTTACCTGTATTATTTAGAAGAATTGCTTATGTTAATCAAGAAAATGTAACAGATGAACAAATAGCAGATGGTACAGCAGAGGGTGTTAGAAAAGCACAATTAGTTATAAATCATACAAACGCTGATACAGGTATTACATCTGATGATGTTAAAATATCAGAAAAATATGGTGGTACTTTTGGTAATGACTTAAATATAACATTAAAAATTTCTGATGGTGTTGCATATTATATTGAGGTATATGAAAAAGCAACATTATTAGAGAAAAAGAAAATAGTTCAATTAACATCATCTGATACAGACCCAGTAGAAATAAATCAAAAAATTATAAATGGTTTATTAGCATTAAATATGGAAAGAATTGATATTGAAGTTCTTGAACTAGACCCTGCAAAATTTGCATTAGAACCATTTACTAATAAATATTTATTAGGTGGTGCTGATATAGATGAAGGTTTAGTACCAGCAGAAATAGTTGGTAGTTATGATTATATTAAAGATAAAATCTTATATCAACCAAAATTTTTAACATCAGGTGGATACACAGATGAAGATTTTGAAAATGCTACACCAATAGCAAATAAAATGAAAGAAATTTCAAAAATAAGACAAGACTGTCGTGCTTTAATAGATTTACCTATTGGAACACCAGCAGATGAACAACAAGAACTTGCACAAAAAGTTTCATATCAACAATTAAGTAGTTCTGAAACAATACCAAGTGCAAGTATGTGTGCACCTTGGGTTTATATGCAAGTAGGAAATGAGCAAATCTGGATGCCCCCATCTTTTGCATACCTAACATTAGTTGGTAGTGATGTAAGTAAAGGTGGAAAAGCATATACACCAAAAGCAGGTTTAACAAGTGGTACATTAACAAATATTATAAAACCAGAATTTGAAATAGGTTCTACATTATCTGAAAGATGGCAAGAAGATGGAAAAGTTCAAATTAACCCAATTATGAGATTACAAAGTGGTAATTATGTAATTGCTGGAAATAGTACATTATTACAAACAGATACAGAAGGTTATGAAATAAATGCTTTTGAAGAAAGTAGTGCTGATTTAACAGTTATAGAAATAAGAAGATTTATCTTTAATCTAGCAACTGAACTACAATATCAATACAATAGTGTTGAAGCATTTGAAACTTTCTCATTAAGAGCAGCAAAATTCTTTAATGTAATGATAAGTGAAGGTTCTATGTCAGATTATGACATAATCAACATAAGCACAGATGATGAACCAAGAACATTAAAATTACAAATTGATGTTTACTTAACACCTACAATTAAGAAAATTGAAATCTTCCTTAATGTTGCTTATGGTAGTATAGAAATGAGTAATGGAGGTGTTGAATAATGGCTATTAAAATTCAAAATAATGCAGATAAAGTATTAAACTCAACAGATATAGATGAGAAATACTTAGGTACAACTTATATACTAAATCATAAGGCTGATTTCGAGCCTGGTCGTAGTTCAGACTTTATATTAAAAGTAAAGTTCCAAAGACCTTTATATGATATGGAAGGAAATTATGTATGTTCAGCAAGTGAAGCAACTGAAAATCTAGCACTATCTTTAAGAGATTATGCTGGTCCTCAAATGACAGTTGACCCACTTACAATAAGAACAGGAAATGGTCAAGTAAATTATGCAGGAACACCTAGTGTTGCAAATTCACCAATTAGTTTCACAGACTATATTGGACAAAAAACAGAAGCAATATTACTTGCTTGGTATTCAATGGCACATAATATTCTAAATGATAAAATAGGTTTCAAAGAATATTATGCACAAGATGGTATCCTTTATAAATGGGCACCAAATGGAACAAGACAAATTTCTTGGTGGTTAATGGGTTGTTGGATAAATGAATATAATCAAGGTCAATTTTCAAGACAAAACCCTGATTTAAGACAATTCTCAACAACAATTCTTTATGATAAGCCAGTTCCTTATGCTAAAATTGATTACAATGCTTGGAAAGTTACTGATGACCCAGCAGTTCAAAGTGGAACAGCATACACAAATTATGCTGCTAAAAACTATCTTGGTACACAACATACAC